CGAGGTACAAGAAAACTTGTTGTAAGAAATACACAAGATACAACTAATATTCTTGAACAAAATAAGTGGTCACAAAACAATGTAGAACAAAAAGGAGATATGCAACGCATAGCTCAAATACCTTTGATTGCATTAAAAATTAAAACAAAAGAACGATTCGGACACTCTAATTGGTACAAAGTACACAAAGACGAACAAAAAAAGATTATTAAAGAGATGGTAAACAGTAATGAGTTTATGTTCTTTAGAACAGGAGATAAAAGATTATAATGGCATTAGATAGTTACACAAATTTAAAAACTGCAATAGCAAACTTTCTTGCTAGAGATGATCTTACGTCAGAAATTGATGACTTTATTGATCTTACAGAAGCAGACCTTAATCGTAGATTACGTATTAGAGCTATGGAAAATGTTTCGTCATTTACTATTGACTCTGAAACAGAAGCATTGCCTACAGGTTTTTTACAAGTTAGAAGTTTTCATTTAGTACAAAACCCAAAGATTGCTTTACAATTTATGACACCGTTTCACCAGTACGAAACTAAAGGCTCATCACAAACAGGAACACCAAAGGTCTATTCGATAGAAGGATCAAACTTTAGATTTAGTCCTTTGCCAGACACAAGCTATACTGCAAGTCTTGTTTTTTACAAAGCGTTAGATTCTTTAGGTGATAGCACATCTACTAATTTTATTTTGACAAACCATCCAGATGTTTATTTGTATGGTGCATTATACTTTGCATCTACATTTATTAGAGGCATGGATCAAGGTTCTGTTGCACAGTTTAAAGCACAATATGAAGCTGCGTTAAAACAAGTAGAAGAAGCAGACGAAAAAGATAAATACAACGGAACACCTTTAGTACAAAGGTCTGGAATTAACATAAACAATTTTGATAACGTAAAATAATGCAAGTACCTTTTGGAGAGTGGCTGCCTGATTTACCAGATCATTTAAATCCTGGTGCAACGCAAGCCAAGAACGTATATCCTGCTGTAAATAGTTACAGACCATTTAAAAATATTACACAGGCGAGTGAAAACGCTTTGGATGCTAGATGTCAGGGTGCAGCAGCTTTTACCTCTGATAGCGGTGTTGTATCTATATTTGCAGGAGATCAAAGTAAATTATATAAATTAACTTCCAACTCTTTTGTGAATGAAAGTGGTGGTGTCACATACAATACAGCAGCAGATGGATATTGGGATTTTGTAAAATTTGGTGAAGTCATTATTGCTTTTAACGGTGTTGATGCACCTAGAGCTTGGACTTTAGATAGTTCCACAGACTTTGCAGCACTAGCAGGGTCACCTCCAACATTTAGACACGCAGCAGTAATAAACAACTTTGTTGTTACTGGGTTTCAACCTACCGCAAGAAACACTGTGCAATGGTCATCATTTAATAGTCCGACATCTTGGACTACTGGTGTAAACCAGGCTGATGTAGAAGTTTTGCCTGAAGGCGGAGCTGTGACAGGAATTACAGGTGGACAGTTCGGATTGATATTTCAAGAAAATAGAATTACCAGAATGGATTACAGAGGTGGTAATGTTATATTTTCTTTTAGACGCATTGAAGACAACATAGGTGCAGTTCAGGGTAAGACTGTAATTAAAGTTGGTAACCTTGTTTATTTTTTGTCTGAAAACGGTTTTAGAGTTACTGATGGAAACTCGTCAAAACCTATTGGTAATGGTAAGGTAGATCGTTTTTTCTTTAATGATTTAAGATTTGCACTGCGAGAAAGAGTGAGAGCATCAGTAGATTATGAAAACAAACTTGTTTGTTGGTCTTACCCTTCAGTATCAGCTAGTGGAGTAGATAAAATTATTATTTACAATTATGAAACACAAAGATGGTCTATCGTAGAACAGGAACATCAAGTTATTTTCAATTACATATCTCCTGGATTTACTTTAGATGAGCTTGATGACTACCCATCTACAGGGTCAAACAACTTAGATGCTATTAATGTTCCACTAGACAGTGATATATTTGTTGGAGGTTTGAGATCGTTTGGAGTGTTCAATACTACTAATAGATTTGGTACGTTTGAAGGAACAAATCTTGCTTGTGAAATAGGCACTGGTGAGACAGAAATATTTCCACAAAACAGGTCACTGGTTACACACGTTAGACCTATCGTGGACACAACAGCAGCCACTGGATCTTTGACTACACGTAACAGAGTAGGTGACTCACAATCTACAACGTCACCAGTTGCTACTATGCACGCTACAGGAACAATACCGTTTCATAAGAGTGCAAGATATTTTAAATTTAATATGCAAATACCAGAAGGTACGACCTGGAATGACGCACAGGGTATTGATATAGAAGCTATAAAAGAAGGATATAGATGACATTTTTAGAACAACTACAACAATCAGCAGGACTATTATCAAATGATATAGCCTCTGTAGGATTTTACACACCACAACAAACAGATTTTATAGATGGAGTTGCTAGAAATCAATTTATGGGTAATCAGTTTCTAATGCCAGGATTATCACTTGCACCTGGACAACAAATACCAGTCTTTGGTGGAACCATGGGTTCTGGTTTATTAAATTACTCACCAGGATCATTTACATATACTCCACAACCTTTTCAAAGTAATTACTTTCAGAATGTACCAATGACATCACCAGCTATAGCAAGAACAACAACAAGGACTGGTGGTCAAGGAGAAGGTAGAGACAGAGCAGCTCAAATGGCAGCAGATCGAGCATTGAGAGATGAAATAGCTCAATATGGATTTCAAATACCTGGTTATGAAGAACCTACGCTACCAGGTCTCTTAGGAATTTTAGAAAGTGTTATAGACAATATTGATCGTGACGCAAGGATAGCTGACATTGAGAGAGATATAAAAGCATCAAAAGATTTTGGAGTAAATATGTTTGGTCTTGACAGCTCTTACAAAGGATCAAGTGGAATAGATAGAGACCCAGCAGATTTTGGAACACCAACGACAGGTCCATCAGCACGTGATGCTGACCTTGGTAGAGGCAACAGATCAGGTGGAGGTGGTTTCGGAGGAGACAACACAGGAGGCAGAGATGCAAGTGGTATGGGAGGAACTGGCGGTAGAAGAGGTGGAGCAGGTCCCAACTAAATGGCTAGTAAACAAAATTTAGAATACATTTATCAGTACATTGATAGCACTGAGGACTTTCAGCGTATTGTTGAGGACTTAGCAAACCAACTAATTACTTATCACAACACTGAAAACCAAGAGGTTGTTGCATGGTTTCTTGCATAAATTGCGATCATAATTGTCACTGCGGTGACAATGGTGTTTGTAAGGTTTGTAAATGTGCTAACTGCGAACATCCAAACGCACTAGATGAGTTTTGGAAAAGACTAGAAGACAATGCAGGAGCAATGATAAATTTAACGAAACATAAAGATTAATGGCACACACATATAAAAACAGCAAAGTAGATTTATCATCTACCAGTGATACAGTTTTATACACTGTACCTGCCGCTACAACGAGTATTGTAAAAAGTATCTTAGTATCAAACGATGATACAAGCAACGCTTGTCATATAACAGTTACACTTTTAAATACAAGCAATACAGTATTTAGTTTATTTAAAGAAAAAAACATAACTGCGAAAACAACTGAAGAATTATTGACACATCCGATAGTGATGACAACAGATGAAGAGCTGAAAGTACAAGCACAAAACGCTGACGATCTTCACGTAGTTTGTAGTTATTTAGAGGTTACATGATTGGTGTTGTTCAAATACCTCAAGAAAATATAGAATCAGTTTGGACATTAGTAGATGATGCAATCACAAAAGCATTAGCATACTCAGGTCATCATTTTAACACATCTGATGTATATGAATATTGTGTAAAAGGCGATAATCAACTTTGGCTTGTATGGGATGATGACGCAAAAACAAAACTTAAAGGTGTTGTCGTAACAAGAGTAATTATACGGCCTAATACTAAAGTGGCAAATATATTTATTTGCACAGGCAAAGACAGAAAATTATGGCAGGATAAATTGCACGTAATTGAAAAATGGGCTAAAGATAATAAGTGTACGCACTTTGAAACTTATGCCAGACCAGGATGGTCTAAACTATTAAAACAAAAAGGGTACAAAGTTACCCATTACTTACTTGAAAAGAAATTGGAGGAATAAGTATGTCAAGTGGCGGAGGTAATACAACCACAACAAGAACTGAACCTTATGCACCAGCAGAACCATTTTTGCAGGACATATTAGGCGAAGCTCAAAACATTTACAGAAGTGGTGTTGGTAGACAGTTTTTTCCAGGCAGTACAGTAGTACCGTTTGCAGATCAAACACAACAGGCTTTAAATTTACAACAGGCAGCAGCTTTAGAAGCAGCAGCACCGTCTGCTCTTGACCAGCAGGCAGCAAACGTATTTAGTCAATTTGCAAGCACACCCCAAACAAATCAATATTTATCTGATATAAGATCTGGCATAACCTCCGATGTGTTAGGAAATATACAAACTCAGTTTGGTGGTATGGGTAGAACTGGCACAAGTCCAGGCGCACAGCAAGCAGCAGCACGTGGAGTGACACAAGCATACGCACCTTTAGCTGCACAAATAGCTAATCAAGAAAGAAACCGACAGTTGACAGCAGCAGGCGCATTGCCTGGAATACAAGCTGGCATGGATGCTCGTAGAATGGGAGCAATAAGCTCTTTAGGTCAAGTTGGTTCAGCTTATGAAGATCTTGCAAGAAGACAGTTACAAGATCAAATATCTAGGTTTCAGTTTGGACAACAAGCACCAATGCAAGCATTACAGGATTATGCAGGTTTAATAACACCAATTGCAAGTGGTTTCCCTGTAAGTCAAGCTCAAGGACCTGATAGAAACAGATTGCTTGGAGGTTTAGGAGGCGCACTTGGAGGCGCACAAATAGCAAATTTATTAGGATCTACTAACCCACTATTTGCAATAGGTGGTGGATTAGCAGGATTATTATAGGAGATATTTATGCCACATAATATATTTCACGGACAACCTTTTAATCCTTTTGGTCTTTTATCTGACGCAGCACAAGATTATTTAAGTGGTGATTTACCTGCTGCAAGAGGTAGACCATTTTTACCTGGTATGACTGTCAATCCTGTTACTGGTGACAGAATGACAAACAGAGAAAGAATTGAAATGAACAGAGCAGCTAGGCAAGGTTTACTATCTCCTGATCGTTTTGGTAGAGTAAGACCGTCAAGGGTCGATAATTTTATGGGTTTACCTGGAGCAAGAGTAAATCCTAACGTAATGATACCAATTGAGCAAAGAGATCGAGTTCCTTTTGTACAAGACTTAGCAGCTACATTAGGCCCTGTTGCTGAAGTAGCTCAGGTAGGAACTAATTTAGCCATGAAAAATGTTGTAGATCCTACTCTACAATACTTTTTAGGTACAGATCCTGCGTTTCAAAATGTAGACACAAACTATGATTTTGATAATCAGACAAAAGCTGCTCAAACAGAAACAGCTAAATCGTTTACTGGTGAGGGCGGTATCATTAGTGACATCGTTCAAGACGTTCAAAACAAGTATGATGAGCAGATACAAAAATTAGACACAAGAAAAGCGTTACGTGAAGCTGAAAGATTTAGAATGTTAAAAGATCCAACTGCATATAGTATGTCGGATTTTAAAAATGATTTTCCTGAAATTGTACAACAAGGTGAAGACGCAATAAGAAGCGGTTACAATGAATTTAGAAAAACATACAAAGGCGGAAACTACAAAGAAGCCAAGGATGCTGTAACTAATAAGCTCAATCAACTAAAAACTGAAGTTGAAGACAAAACATCAGAGATATTAGAAAACACAAAAAATAATAAAAACATACAAAACAGCCCTGCATCAGATGAAGAAAAAGCAACTTCAGAACAACAAACAACTCAGGCTAATCAGGAAATAATTAAAGATACTTTAGACAAAGCAAGCAAGAACCCTAAACTTTCTGAGCTTGCAAACAATGACATGATGTTAATGGCTATATCTTTATTGGCTAGTGCTGAAAAAGGCGAAGGCACAGCAGAGGGATTATTGAATGCAATGAAAGCAGTTCAAGAAGCTAATAAAACCTCCACAGAAAGTATTGTTACTTTAACAGACCCAAAAACAGGCAACCAAAGATCTTACCGAAGGGATGATCCTGCTGTTGATGAAGCCATAGCTGCTGGCGCTGTTGTAAGACCAATGAGTATTTTAGATTCATTAACTTTTGGTGCTTTAGGGCAAGGTATGGGCCAAGGTATGGGGCTAGACATAGATCCAGTATTGTTAAAAAAAGTTATGGATGAAAATCCAGACTTAAACGCAATGCAAGCTCGACAAGAAATTATAAATAGGGGTTTAACTTTATAAGATGTCTAGTAAATTTGTTTTACCAGATGGCGTAAAATCTAGAGATTTTAAAATACCTGATGGTGTTAAAAAACAAACAAGTTTTGGTGAAAATGTTTACAGAACATTAGTAGGAGCTGCAAGAGATACAGCGCAAGCAACTATGGAGCTGGGCTACGATGTTTATGAGTATGCAACAGGTGAGGAGTTTACTGACGAGCAAAAAGAATGGTTGCCAGAAATACCAGAGCCACAATATTTTGGAGGCTCTGTTGTCAGAGACATTACAGGTTTTGTAATACCATACGCAGGTTTATCAAAAGTTTTGAGTGCTGCTAAAGTTTTACCAAAAGCAAAAACTTTTGTTGGCAGTGCAACTAGAGCTACTGTAGTAGGCGCAGCAGCAGAGCAAGCTGCTTTTAGCCCTGAAGAGCAAAGACTTTCTAATTTGGTTCAGAGCTATCCTGAAATAGCAAACCCAGTAACAGAATATTTACAAGCTGATCCAGATGATACAACGGCTCAATCAAGAATGAAAATGGCACTAGAGGGTGCTGCATTAGGTACAGCATTAGACGTAGTGGTTGCAGGCGCAAGGGCTTTTAGATCTAAAAAACCTGAACTAAAACGAGAAACGGTTGGTGATATAATAGATAGAAAAACACCAGAGGATGTTTCAGTTACTACAAGAACACCAGATATAGAAGTTAATAAACCAGTAGACGGTGTTGTAAAAAAAGTAAAAGTTAGGTTTGGTGAAACAGTAGACGCAACGGCAGCAAAAGAAAAAGCAGAAGAGATTGCAAAGAAAACAAAAGAAGATGAAGTAGGTCTACCTAAATACGCAGGTGATTTTAACATTAACCTTAGAAATATAGATAACGACAAACCAGTAAAGGCTGTATTAGATGATATTGTTTCCTCTAACAGTTTTAGAATAGAAGCTGCACGTGGACCTAGACTAAACGTAGATAGTGAGTTACAAAAATTATCTGATACTTTAGGTCTTAGTCCAGATGATTTTATAAAAAATAGAAACATAGATTGGAAACGATTACCAGAATATATATACGCTGCTAGACAACTTACTGTGGCCTCTGTTGAAGATATGTACACTGCTGCGGTAAAAGCACATCGTACACAATCACCAGCAGACTATATTGAGTTTCAAAGATCTATGGAAAGATCGAATAGTTTAACTGAACAATTAACTGGACTAGCTGCATCTTGGGGTAGAGGTGGTCAGGCATTTAAAGCAATGTCAGACGGTCAGGCTTTTACACCTAAACAAAGACAAGCTGCTGCAAATGAGTTTTGGGAAAATGCAAGAAAACAAGACTTACAAGAATTTGCTAGAACAATAGCAGAGACACCGAGAGACGAAATAACAGCAAGGGCTATGAACAAGTATGTTAGAAGCTGGCCAGATGTTAGAGGTATAGATAAAATACAAGAGGTATGGCTAAATGCTTTATTATCTAATCCTGTTACACATTCTGTAAACATAACATCTAATGCCTTAGTTTCTGTATGGACCATACCTGAAAGGTTTGTTGCTGCTGGTATATCCAAAATTACTGGCAAAGGCAGATCTGGAGTAACAATACGTGAAGCTGCGTCAAAGGCTTTTGGCACACTAGAAGGTTTTGGAGAGGGCCTGAGAGGAGCAACAAGAGCTTTAAGTAACGAAGATTTTATTGATCCTTACACTAAACTTGATGGTAGAAGGAGAGCCATACAAGGAGCTGGGGGTAAGGCTGTCAGAATACCTTTTAGATTTTTAGGTGCGGAGGATCAGTTTTTCAAAGGCATTGGTTACCGACAAGAGCTTAACGCATTAGCAATGAGACAGGGATTAAAAGAAAATCTTACAGGTCGCAAGTTAGCTGCAAGAATTAATGAGATAAAAAACGAAGACTTGTCAGTATTAAGCAACCGAAGAATACAAGCTATAAACGAAGGTCAAGAAGAGCTTGCAAATCAACTATCTAAAAAGATAGATTCTATTGCTGCTGTTAGACAAGCAGCTACAGATGGCGCAAGGTATCAAACATTTACTAATACGGCTGGTCCTATAGCAGATGTTTTTAAAGGGCTTGTGCAAAAATATCCAGCAGCACGTTTTATTGTGCCGTTTATTAACACGCCTGCAAATATAATTACATTTGCTATTGAAAGAACTCCAGCAGCTCCGTTGCTAGGTAAGTATAGAGATGCAATCAGAGCAGGTGGAGCAGAAGCAGATATAGCAAGAGCTAAACTAATAATGGGTACTGGTGTCATGTCTTATGTTACATACCTTGGTATGCAAGAAATTGTAACAGGTAGAGGACCTACTGATCCTGCTGCGTATAGAGTGTGGAGAGAAAATCATCAACCTTATTCTGTTAGAATAGGCAACAGATGGTATGCTTATAATAGAGTAGAACCGCTTGGAGTTTTGTTTGGTTTGGGAGCTGATACAGCAGAAATAATTAGATATGCACAAAGAGATGATATTAAAGATTATGATGAAAAAATGACAACTTTGGTTTCTATGGGCATTGCATCATTTACTGATAATATAACAAACAAAACATTTTTAACTGGTGTAAGTAATTTAGTTGATGCTATTGCAGACCCTGAAAGATCTGGCGGTTATTTTATTAGCAGGTTTGGATCTAGTTTTGTACCAAGAATAGTTGCAAACGTAAGAAACCAAATGGACCCAGTAAGAAGGGATGCTCAGGGTATAGTGGATAGCATAAGAAACTCAATACCTACCTTGTCTGAAAACTTGCCACCAAGAAGAAATATTTTTGGTTTTGTACAAGTATATTCAGGTGCGTTAGGACCAGACTTTGTTTCACCTTTTTACTCACAAAGCACTACAGTAGATCCTGTATTTGAGGAAATGTTTAAATCAGAAGTAAGGGCATCAATGCCATCAAGAAATTTAAGAGGCGTGAAACTAACAAGTGCGCAATATTCAGAATTGCTATCATATATGCAACAACTTGGAACGTACAATAAAATTAATACTGTAATAAACTCACCTGGTTATCAAAATGCAAATAAGTTTTTGAGAGGTGAAATAGTTAGAAGAATAATTTCAGCAGACCAGGAGGCAGCACGTATATTATTTTTAAGAAATAACCCTAATATAATGCGTGAGTCTGTAACACAGAGAATAGAACAAATAACTAATTAGGAGATCACATGGCAGGAACAGGCGTAGGTAAATATAGTACAACAGCAGGAAACAATACCGATACGCAAAGTGTAAACTTTGCAGAAGGTATGGCTCCTTCTAATGTCAATAATGCAGCTAGAGAAACAATGGCTAACATCAGAGCTGCATACAACCAAATAGGTGAAGGATTTTACGAGTTTGGTGATGGTGACGGTGAATACACAGTTGCACGATCAGACTCAGACACTATTACTATTACAGCATCAAGCACAGACTTAACAGGCACATATTATGCAGGTAGAGCTATTCGTATCACAGATAGTGCTGGTGCTGTTACTGAAGGTACTGTTGTATCTTCTGCATTTTCTGACCCAACCAATACTATCAATGTCTCACAGACTATTTCTGGTACTGGCACACCTTTAAAGGTAGAGTTAGGAATACAAGGCTCATCATCTGAATTAGTTGTCGATGCAGACAACGATACTAAAATACAGGTAGAAGAAGGTTCTGATGATGACACAATAAGATTTGATACTGGTGGCACAGAGAGACTACAAGTCTCATCAGCAGGGG